CTACAATTCATACATACAGGCGGCATATTTTTAGGGTAAAGGAAACCTAGTCTGCTTTTACAGAAATTACATTCTTCATTTACTACTTCAAAAAATACTCTTGAGTGTTTGGGTGTTCGCATCATATTATTTTCTCCTTGTACCGTCATCTCTCCAACAAGATGCTTCGCATAATCCTCTTGTCTGTAGCCACGAACATGAGGGTGTTCTCTCATAGTTAAGTAAACTTCTAACGTGCTTTCTACTCGTATATTCATTGAAGTCTCTCCATCCTAATGTGGAAATAAAATCTATTATTTCTTCGGTAATTTTATTTTTCTGTTCTAGTGTTAGACTAGAAGGGTGTGCAAACCATCTAAGATTCTCATACAGATGTTGAGCCAACGCTATTCTTACCTCATGTCTAGGATTCTCATGCCTCATAGCATTGTCTATACATGGTGGTATTGGTATCTGACTAGCAGAAGTTATATTTCCGTCAAAACTACCCGTAATAGGTAGGTATTCTACCTTTAAGGGATTATTAGCAATCCATTTTATGATACTAAAGTTTGATTCCTTTTGTTTTCCCTTAAAAGGGTCATTGATTCTAAGAGATGGGTTAGGTCTTTCCGGTATCTTATACCCTAAAGGGTCTGCTTTGAAAGCATCCAAATCTACATTGACCGCCCACTTTTTTCTTGTCGTGTTATATGTGTCCGGTATTCGTGTAAGTTTAAGGGGATGACCTACACCATCTAGTGTTTTTAACCCCTTAGCGACCTCTCTCTCGTACCTATCAACGTGCTTGGCTATGGTAGTACCAATAACATTTTTATCGAACATCTGATGGATATGAAATCCTCTACCTGTAAAGACTAACCTTACATCTCCCTTAAGTCTATTTAGTAAAACTGCTACATCTCTTTTTACATCATCGAGAGTACCACCCTCTACAATATCAAAATCCCACCACGCTCTATCCATGATGACCGTTTCGGGGTCTACTTTCCAAGACATATTAGGGTGCATTTGTTGAAAACTATACAAAGATGTATAACAAGAAGATTTACCATTAATACTTTTAACGTAAATATCATATTCCTCTTGAGATTTACAAATCTTACGCCTAAGACCAATCTCTCTAGGAAAACTAAGCATAAAATCACTCTTCTTTCTTTTGTTTGTTACCACATTTACAAGTAATTACGGTAATCTCTTCGGGGTCTGCTCCCTCTTCACCCATTACTCTCCACATAATATCTTGGTCTACCCAAGATTCGCTAGTCCCGCAAGCCGCACATACATTAATTCTACTCATTCCATTCACCTAATCCGTTATCAACATACCCTGTCATCTCGGACTCACAATTCATGTTAAACTCGCACCATAAAGGGCAAAAATAGTCATTCCAATTCATAGGGTACTGTTGGATTACTAGCGACTCGATAGTGCTACTTAATGATTCCGAGAAAGCATTTATACTTCGCTTGTTTATCTTCTCAAGAATAGCAATTCCACGTTCCGCACCCAACCACAAACTTTTACCTCTCTTGTTTCCTTCTAACAATAATTTATCATTACCATCTTCGGGTATTTCATAATCGGGAGAGATATACATAAAATGTGTTATGGGTTCATCGTACCCTAGTTTACTTAAAAGCCTAGAATAGTAGACTAATTCCTTTCTAGTCCTACCTAGTTTACCCATATTCATTTTACCTGTTTTCAATTCCATGAGAATCAAACCACCATCGGGATGTCTAATAACACCGTCAATCATACCAACCCAAATAATATTGTAGCCGTTGTATTCTTCTGCTACTTGGTGTTTAATTTCGGCTTCTACTATGTCGAAGCCGCCCATGTCATGTGCTATCTGATGTAATAACATATTAAGGCTATCTACCCCTACGTCATCACCCACACCTTCTTCTATGGCGGCACTCATTATTTTATCCGAACCTTCTAGTAAACCTATCTCCATTACCTTGTGTATTTTACCACCACGAATGGCGGCCTCACTAGGTGGTGGGCTAGGTATATCTGCTATATACCGCCAATAAAACTGTCTAGGACACATATTGTATGTCATATAAGATGACTTACTTATCCTTAACCACTTTTTTTCTGTAGGTCGGTAAGACGAATTACTGATTTGTTCTTGTGTAGCCTTCATGTAATCACTCTTCTTCTACTTTAGCGTTATCCCAATCATTAACAGTAGTTTGTGAAGCATCAATACTCAAATCTCCACCGCACATAGGGCAGGTATTTTCTACAGGTAATTTAGACAATAACGGCCTCATCACTTCTTCACTACATTCTGAACAGGACAAAGTATCTGTTTTACCTAAATCATCTAGTAGTGCAAAAAACATTGTTTGTAATTTAGCATAGTCAAAACTAACGTGTTCAAAGGCATTCACTACACCTTTCGTTAATTGTTCTTGTTTCTGTTGTAACTCTCTTATATCGCTTGCGTTAGACATATTATTAACTCCTTTTCTTTCGGTTATATAGTTATCTATAACCACTTCATCCCACTCATACCCTCTAAAGAGTTATGTATAGGTTGAATATCCCATTGTGCTAAATTGTAATAAGGCTCTATTTTATTTAAGATAAATCTTTGTGCGAGAATCTTATTACCTATTTTTGTAACACCTTCTATTTCCGAAGGGTCATCGAATGCTATGTACTTACCTTTTTCATTTATGGTAACTTTAAAGAATGAACCTTTTCTATATCCTTTACCTAGATATTCGTTAGCCCAAGCCGCACCTGCTGATGAGCCGGACAAAACCTTGTAATCGTCTAAGTTTCTCTCTAGTTTACCTTTCATACATAGGTCGGCAGGGTCTACTTTTCCCTTAACTACATCATCAACAAGAGAGGATATACTTTGTGTAATTTGTTTTTGGTCTGTACCATCTAATATTCCGTCAATAACAGTATTCATACACAATTTCATTACACTAGGCATCCTTGATTGTTTTAATTCTATTCCCTTAACATAAGTTTTGGGGTCGTGATAAGAGCCATCAGTCCAACTTACTTTTCCGGCATATCTATTCTTAGCCATAATCAACATACTAGGACACCACTTCTCAAACTCGGTTTCTATTGGAGACATTTCTTCATTAAATATCTTTAGTGCCTTCATACCCTCTTCGGGGTTAGGTATATTACAGAATATAGAATCAGTATGTCCATAGTAAACTTTGAAGCCTACGTTTTCAGCGTGATACATTAATTCCTCAAGAGTATTTCTTGATGTATATGTGATAGCAGATGCTACTTCGGGATGATAAAAACCATATTTAGAATCGCCCGCTACACCATACATAGATGCTACAAGAGACTTACAAGCAAATTGCATAATATCCCATTTGTTTTTCTGTTCTACAGTATCACTCATAAGCATTTTAAGTTTGTTTTCGTTCCGTAGATAAGTCATATCATCCATTAATCTACAAAGTAACCCCTTTTCTTTTACGTTAAACTTACTACCATTACCACAATCCTCACCTTCGGGGTCTAGTGTGTCCCATGATATACCATACTTGTGTACGTTGCTGTGATACATAGCCTTTATATCTAAGATACCTACGTTCTCATACACACCTACTTCGGGTTCTAAGACACTAGCCCCGTCATAAGGTGTATAGGGAAACTGTGGTTGTGTAGGTATTCTCTTATCAAACTTCTCATCCTTCAATGCTAGACTTGTAAACATCTTGGTGATAAACGGTGTGGAACGTAAATCACATTGAACAACGTGCTGTAAAGCAGTATAGTAATCTAAAGCATTTACTTTTGAGTCAAGTCTAGGTAGCAATCTTACGTCTTGTCTGCAATAGTGTACATACAAAGGTAAATCTGAATAATAAGTGTCGTGTCCATCGGGCAACTCTACTTTCTTTTCCCCTAAAACCTCACTAGCAACATCATCTAATTTGTAAGAAGGTAATTTACCGTTTTTCAATTCCCATATCTTAGAGAATGCTATCATTAAATCTATACAGTTTCTACCTACTATTGGTTGTTCCCAATCACCAAACTTATATCTAATTCTTCTCATAGGAGATAGTGTGGCGGGATTAAGACCGCAAGCCCTACTTCTTTCTACTATCGTTCTAATATCAGCCCCAACGACATACCACCCTGTGATAATATCGGGGTCTTGCTTCTTCATGTGTCGCAAGAAATGAATAAGCATATCCCTTTCACTACCAAATCCGAGTGCAGGGGTAGGGTATTCGTAATCACCGTATGTATCGAACCTTTTAGGCTCGCCATCAGCCAAACCTTCTTCTTTAATAGAAGGGCATACAAACCATACATATTCATTTTCCGTAAAATTATCATAAACTACTATCACCCTCATTTGGTTTGTAGCAGGACTCCATTCACAATCAAGATACCAAGTCCTATGTTTATAATTTTCAAAAGGTTTGTTATCCTTTTCTTTTAGCCTATCTATAAGTACACGATTAACATAAGGTACGTTTGCTTCCCATGTTGTCCCGTAATAAGATAGATTCCTCAACTCCGAGTTATGCGAAACAACAATCTTAGTTAAATCTTCCCCATAAAGACCTGTATAACCATCTTCTTTTCTTACACAATCTTCTACATAAGGGGCATTATCAGTCTCAATAAAACAGTACGGATAGTGGCCTTTGATTGAGTCTGTTTTTCTATTTCCTTGTGCATCTCTATACCTCACTAGGACTTCTCTACCTTTGCCTTGCTCTACTATCATAAGTATTCCACCTAATCTTACGGTTATAATCTTTTAATTCCATCCAACATTTCTTGTGTAATCTACGAGTACCCCAATCATTGTGTGTAACCTTCCCATTTTTACGGGATGTACCAATAGGTACTAAAGGCTTACCACAATGCTCGCAATTACTCATTACTTCTACCTCTACTTCTTGTAGGTATATCGTATTTGTTTAACCATTGATTGATTGCCGCAGGTGTAATACCAAATTGGTCTGCTATATCAGCCATACTTCTTTCCATCTCTACATATTGTTTGTTTAGCCATATTTCATCCCTGTAGAGTGGGTCTAACTCCTGTCTAACTTTTACCGATCCAACAAAGTTTTCACCGTGTTTACCCGTAAATGTAAATGTTGCTAGTCCACCATTAGAGGGAGTAGGTACTATAAAATCCTTTATCGTATAGAAAGTAGGGTTATCTACGCTAGTGTCTGTTGGTGTCGCTATTACTTCTGTATTTATTATCATATATATTCATCTCCTAGTAGTGCTGATTGGAAAATAAAGTCGCCATCACCTAAAGTTATAAGCAATTTAACACCTTGTTCCCATTGTGTGAAATCAAAAAAGTATAAGTTTATTTTACCGTTAATGTTAGCAAATAGATTATTGAATCCACCTTGATAGGTAGCCATAAAAGGCCATTGAGTACTTCTCCTATCTAACTCATATTCTGTTCTACCCTTTAATTCCTTACCAACGACAACACTAAGTCCGTTTTCATCTCCCTTAAAAGTGAATGTGTTTAATTTTTGTCCGTTCATTTCATCACATCTAACTGCTTCAAATAAACGTACTGCATCTACCGATTCCCAAGAACAAGCAGGTTGTAAGATAGTACCATCATTCATAGTATATCCTATTTCATTACCTACATTTAGTTTTCCGGCAAATGTTATTGATGTATTAGACCACTCATTTAATGTGGTAGGACTATGTGGGAAAGCCAAAGCATTCTCGGAAGCAGTAAGCGTTGTTTGCTTATACCTAGACTTTAGTTTTAACTTATCATTATCATAAGTTAAAGTCAAAGCATTTCCGTGATACTTTAGTATTCCCAACATAGTCTCTATGTCGCTAACAGGTATTTTGGCTTCTCCTGTAGATGGTATCGAGAAGATACCTACAGATGATACACCATCTTTAGTGAGAGAACAAGTAGACATTCTACCACCTACGGCATTCAACATACAAGCCGAAACTTGTGGTATATTTTTACCGGAAATGGTTTGTCTACGTTGTGTACACTTTAGCAACCATATCAACGATTGTGTATCTACGATAGATTGCATATTATCACCTCACTCATTTAAGAAAGGTAGCCCTGTCCACTCTACCTTCCCACTTTTCACCGTCAAAATAGTATGTGTTGTACCTACATACTCCATGTTCTTACCTTTCATTTCCTCAATAGTACCTTTGATAGCCCACTCACCATCGGCTAAGGTTTTATCACCCTTAACACCTGCGGCTACGTCTGCTTTTTTCATGTATCTATTTAGGAAAATCTGTTGCGAAAACTTACGCATAGTACCTTTGTCCCAATCGGGTCTATCACCGACTGTCATTAGTACTTTCTTACCTGTGCCGTCATCCATATACTGCTGTACAGGTTTTAGGTGGAAGGTAAAGAATACTTTAGGTACAGGCAAAGCATGAATCCTAGTTAGAACATTTCTGTTCATACGATTACGTTCTCGCCATTCTTTTTGGTTAAAAGTACCATCTTCTGTTTCAATGATACCACGACTTAGTAGTGATGCTCTCATAGCGTGTTCACACCATTTTAGGAATGTTGAACCACCATCGAATACTACGCCCGCCCAATCATCGGGGTTGGCTGCTACCTCTTCTGCTAGGATATTAACAAACCAATTAGTCTTATCAACCAAGGCTTTGTAATCTACGTTGTTATCTGTATCAAAGATAGAATCATCTGTTTCATCATGTAATGGTATTACCATAATGTTTTCTGCATCGGGATAGATATAATCTACGGTAGATTTTGCTGAATTATCTACATCAAATACTGCTACCTTTTTACCTGCTTTGATTTCTGCATCCATCATAGATAGTGCTAGTCCTGTCTTAGCGGTGTTTTCCCAACCTACCAATCCCATACGCAAATCAACAGATTGTGATTTGTTATTCTTAAAGATATTACGGTAGTATTCTTCGTTATACACCACTCCTTGTGGTGCTTCTGTCGTCTTACTTGCTTGTGGTGCTTGTGTACCCCATGTCATATTAATACCTCATTTTCTTACGGTTATATAGTTTACTCCTGTGGTGCAATTATAGCACAATCAGTAGTAAGTAGTAGTATAGCGATAGAAAAAGCGGATTCAACAGCGTTGATACTTACACCAACAGGGTCAATAATACCATGAAATCTCAAGTTGCAGTATTTTCTTGAAACTGCGTCATAACCTTCTCCTTTTGATTTAGCGTAAGCAAGATTTGAAGTAGGCTGACCGCTATTAGATAAAATCTGTTTGATAGGTGCTAGGATTGCATCAAAGTATATTATACCATCCATCTTATCAACAGTCTCTTGAGTTTTCCACCAAATGTCCTTAAGTGCTACACCACCACCACTTACTATACCCTGCTTTCTAGCAAGAGTAGCGGCATTGACGGCATCGTCTACACGTTCCCTACGTTCTCTTTGTTCTATGTCAGTAATCCCACCTACCTTGATAGATGCAATACCGGAAGTAAGTCTAGCAATCCTATTCTCTACTATCTCTCGCTCAAAATCTGTTTTTACTTGAGTTAGTATTGAGGTAAGATTATCTATGTAATCCTCATCTACCCCATCCTTAATGAATGTAGATGTAGTAGAAGTTATCTCTACTTTATCACACACACCTAACTCATGTTCTTTTACCGTAATAATACTGTCAAATGAATTGAATACTTTACCACCACATTTCGCTTCTATATCTTGAAGCCAATGGTCTTGAGTATCACCGAAACCTGCCGTCTTAACTATACAGACATTTAATTTACCTTGCATAATATTAACAAGTAAGTTAGGTAGTATGCTTGGGTTATAATCATGGCAAACTACCACTAAAGGTTTACCTGCTTTCATAGATAATTCTAGTGCAGGTACTATATGATTGAAAGTATCTATTTTCTCTTGCGTTAAAAGTATAGAGGCATTGTCATAAATACACTTCTCTCTATCTGCATTAGCCATTAGTTTGTTTACATACCCACTATCCATAACAAGTCCTTCGGTCAAAGACCATGTAGTAGTGTTATCGGAATTGGTTTCTATTATCACATTACCTTCTTCGCCTACAGCCAAAAGTGCTTCGTGTATCAATCTACCTAACTCTAAATCATTATTAGATGCGACAATACATACATCTAGCAAGTCATCGTCATTAACATCAGTAGCCATGTCTTTTAATTCATCTACTATAAACTTACACATATTACTAAGAGTTTCTTTTATCTTAATATTATCTGTATCATCATCAGCCATTGTATTACACAATGCCTGTGCTAAGATAGTAGCAGTAGTAGTACCATCTCCCGATTTACTTTGTGCTTCGTGAGCCACTTCTTGCATGAGATTAATCCCCATCTGAATATAAGGGTCGGGGTCGGTAATAGACTTAGTGATAGATACACCATCATTAAGAATTAAGGGTAGTCCCGCAGGGTTCTGTATTATTACTGTACCTGCATTTGCACCCAATGTACCTTTGATTGCATTAGCGACTTTGTTTACCCCTAAGAGTAATTTGTCTCTTGCTTCTTCTCCATGTAATATATTTTCCATATTTATACCTCAATAATATCCTAGTATATGTTCCC